TACCACACCCTGTCTCCTCAACAAGAGATCGTAGCTTGGTCATTGTATTATCAATCAGTCTGCGTTCATCGTCTCCTTGGATACCACTAACCACAATCGATAGGTGATCTAAGAATATCCATTTACAATCGAAGCCCTTGATCAGATACCTAATCTTAGATAACAGATTGTCACTCTCCATACTCCCGAAGTGATCGTAGGTGTAGAACTTACCGTTGCCTACCGTCTTGTCGAACGCAGGTTTCAGTTCCTTTTCATCTAACATATCATCGTCGAGGTGTAGTGGTTTGTTCATGTGTATTCCAAGAATACCCAACGCTGTACGCCTGACGGATTCTTCAAGAGCTATGTAACCAACCGTCTCACCCAACCCTAACAGATGGTGTGCGATCTCACGACAGAACAGACTCTTACCGATACCACTACCAGCTGTAACAGTTACAAGTTCACCCAACCTCATACCGTGAGTGATACTGTTCAGTCCGATAAACGGATACGGTTTGCTTTTGTGTTCCTCCTTATGAGAGATAACATCCCACAACTCCTTACCGTTTACGATGCCGTCCGGTCTGTACTCACGAGCGTCAAACAAACAATTAACTAACTCTTTACTTCTGTTAGCAACAAGCATGTCGTTCGCATCCTTTAGCGGTAGCTCTGCGATGTAAGCTTTGCCAGGTGTTAAGAGTGCTGCACATTCCGCTGCTCCCTTCCTACCCACATCATCCATGTCAAAACAGAACACAACTTGATCGTATCTGTCCAACCAATCTATAGCTTGAGCAACAAACTTCTTAGCTGCTCCTGCTCCATTAGGTACACTGACTACTGCCCACTTGTTATCGAAAGCTTGACTGACACTTAACGCATCCACCTCACCCTCAGTAACAACTACTCGTCTGCCTCCGTCTCGCCACAAGTGCTGACCGTACAATCCTATCAGCTCTCCTCGTACAGCAAAGGACTTGTCAGCAAACCGTAGCTTCTGAGCACATGTCTTGCCGTCTCTTGTTTTGTAGTTAGCTATTTGTACAGGCTGTCCGTTCACAGTACCCATCCAATACCCCCACTTCCGACATGTATCTTCAGTTAGGTTTCTTCGGGCGATTGCTTGAGGTGATCCGGTTACAAACTCTCTCGGTGTTGGTTCGCTCACTCGTTCTCCTCCTCCAGCGTGACTGTTACAGCTGAAACAATGCCAGCTTCCGTCGTCGTTAGTGGCTCTTGCATCACTTGATCCGCACTTAGGGCAGGGTTGGTGTGTGTTGGTGAAAGCCATGATTTTGGTATAGTTTTATTTGCATATATTATGTTTTTCTTTTCGCACCAACGAGCGTATGTGGTGTCACTTCCTTTCCGTATCTTGTTAGAAGCGTTCATAAATACGAGACGGATGTCTAGATGTGGATGTTGTTCTCGTACTAGTAGATGCTTCTTCCTATCGTCCACCGTCCACACACCTTTGGCTTCAATGATGATGCCGTTAGGTAGTATGAAATCTGGAGTGTAGGTAGCAACCTTTCGGTATTCAAGCTTCAAAGTCTCGTACTCAAAAGCAACACCACTACGCTGTAGCTGGTTAGCTAAGGTTTGTTCGAATCCAGAGCGGTACTTAGAAGTTGGCGATGACCTCTTCTTCCGTTTCTTCCGCATCGAATCCACCCTCTAAGTTCTCACCGCCATTAACAAATCCTTCTTCTTCAGTAGTGAATCCAAACGCAGATGCTGCGATGCTGGATACTCCACCTTCCCCAAGTTTAAGGACTTGTACTGCTTGCAACTCAAACGATACCCCGAATCCCATCGATGCTGTGTACCAGAACTTAGGACGGAACGCTACATTTACTTCGCTTCCTCCCCATACTTTTACTTCCGGATCAAGATGCTTACCTTGTGAATCATACAGAGCAACAGACAAGTGATACACACCACCGTCCATCTTTCTTCCTCCGGCTTTCATCTTTACTTTAATCAGGTATCCACCATCCACTTCATCAATCGGAAACTCACGCTGTGTAATCTTCTTACCAGCATGTTGTTCCTGTACTTCACGCAACTCTTCCTCGTACAACGGACGAAGCTTTTGTTTAATTGCGTCTGCTTGTTCTTTATCAATGATGAGATCACAGCTGTACACGCCAAACTCCGGTTCAAACTTTTTGTTTGGTTCGTTCAGGTGACAGTACTTAGCCACGCCTTTAGCTTTTATAATCTCATGTTTCTTTCTAGCTTTTATACTCATTTATTTATTTATCGGTGTTAAGACAACAGATACTTCATGCGCTTTACTGCGGTAACATCTAAGTCACCAAGTTCCGGCACGGATGGAAGTGCTGCGGTCGGGTTGTTGTTGATCTGTTCTACACGGAACTCTTCTAGTAGATCAACAGAAAAAGTCTTTGCATACATCTGTCGTACAATCGTATTACATTTTCGTACATTACAAGCGTGAGTCACGAAACAGTCATGTATAGTAGCCAAGTCAAAGTCAACCTCATTAGCTACTTGATGAACGATACATGCGTCAAGACTGTGTATAAAGTTAGCAGTCACTGCGTTGCCGTGGTGCTTGGTATCTATCTCATCTGTCTCAGCGTAAGTGTTTATATATACAGTGGTGTTATCAAATACAGATTCAATGTTTAACTTCTTATACTTACGAAAGCTCTGCTTAACTTTAAATCCTGTAGGTGTAGTCCAAGTAATACCGTTCTCGTAAGGTAAGCATCGGATAGTCTCTCGTAGATACTTCATTACTTTGTTAACAGGTTCACACACCTCATCTGCTATCTTGTTTATTATATTACTTATCCAGATAACAGCAGTTAACATCTCACCTGTGCTACTCCAAGGATGGTTAATACCTATACTCTTAAATAAATCCTGTACCAAGTTATAACTGGTTGCTCCATACGGTCTGTTCATCACTGCCATCTTAGCGATCTTTCTTTTAATACCGTACTGCATCCAAGTCTTAGCGATAACACCACCATCTTTCTTTAGCTCATCATATATACGATCAGCTACATACTGGTACATGTCATTAGCTTTGTCTTCTTCTACCAGGTTGCACATGCGTCCGATCTCTTTGTCCCGTAATAACAAGCTAAGTATCTGCATACCATTGTTCGAACAGTCCTGACGCACAGGTAAGTAAGACACGTATCCGTATCCCTCTTCCCTGAACTTCTTAAACTCTAAACAGAACCGCAGGAAACAGAACGGATCGGATGCTTCAGTCCACCAATCAGTACCGTGTGGATCATTCGCAGCTTCAAGTATAAAGTTTTGTCGTTTACCTACCCACTCCCATCGCTCCTCCCGTGTACCCTTCTCTCCCCACATGTTAGCACCGTGCACCAACACAGCTTCCAAGTCCTCTTCATCCACCACTTGCTGACCATTCTTAAAGTCTAACAAACTCTTAGCCAAGTCGGTTCCTTGTGGATGTAGATAGTATGGCATAGCGTACACTCTGCCCCTGTAATCACAACGATACGGAAAGTATATCTTGTCCCACTTACTGTACATCTTAGCCAAGTGCAAAACACGACAAGATTGAAATCTTTTGGAGCTGTTACTAGCGTTAGTAGTCTTAATATCTTTCTGCTTTAACTTCCACACACTAAACTCCTGCTCATCACCACCTGTATAGTACGGTTGCTCAGGTATCTCTCCAAATTGTGGGATGTTACCTACTACTCTTTGGTTTTCCCAACACTTCAATGTAATATCTAACATGTCCTTGTTAATCTGCCACTCTACCTGTTGTAATCGGTTACATGCAGACATGACATGCTCGTAGTTATAACCTTCAAACCACTCAACAGGTTTACCCGTAAAGAATTTCTGTGCAGGTAACTGTTCAATATCGTATCCACCACCTATCAATCCATGCCAATCAACTGGTCGGTCAGGCAGTGCCATTTTAAATACTTGTCCCGCTTCCTTCCACTTATCAAAGCGATGTATCCAATCTTTAAACTGTTTGGTAGGTAATACAAAACGCTCAGGTACTTTTAAATTACTTTTACCTTCACGGAATCCTATTTCAAAAAGACCCGTACAACATCTGATCTCTTCCAACAACCAACACCCTGTTCCTGTGATCCCACAGTTCAAACCGTGTGTCCTCGTACTTATAAAACTGCTTGATCTTACTTTGTTTTTTACGGTCAGGTATAGATAACAGGTCTTGCTTGTTATGACTCAAGTTCTCTAACGCATACTTCCACCTCGCTTCATTCTCAAAAGCTTTACCGATACGATGCCCCATCTTTCCAACAGCTAAGTGGTTGTCTAAGTTGTTAAGAAATGTACGCAAAGCGATAACAGCTATTTCATACGGACACATATCCATGACGAAGGTCAGGTAAAGTGGTGTTGTGTACCCTGGGCTGGTGAACTGATCGATGATGTGCTTCACTCTTTCCCCTAACTTCGGACACATACTTTGTAACATACGCTTACACGATGCTGTGTGACTAGACTCTCCATCCCGTCTCAGCTTTGCTTGTCGGTTACGATACGCTACTCTTCCCCACTCACGCATCTTAGCTACATGCCCACTACTCATCTTCGT